TTTTGATTTAAAATAATCAATAGCATGGCTAACAATGTCTTCAGTTAGTTGTATTTCTTTATCATTCAAATCATCTGTATGAGTTGTATTTAAACGATGGAATAGAGTTTGTCTAACTTTCCATTCTTCCATCTTTATACCAATCTATTAAATGTTTAAATCCATTGCAACTATTATTTAAAGATTTCACTTCCCTCAAATGCTCAGATAAACAGTTACCGTAATATGAACAAGATGAACAGAATTTATTTTTAGAAACTCTTTGTTTTTCCTTTTCACACCATTCAAAATATTCTTCTACAGTATCATACTCTAAAAAGAATTCATTATCATTCAAATCAAATTCCAACACTCCATACTTACCACTTGGGGTAATGTATATGTGGTCATCAGAGAAACTATTCCTTGATTTATCTAATACTGATTGTATTAAAGTTTCGTTTACTAGAGTAAACTTTCTGTTTTTGTTTTCTATAAACTTCTTTACAAACTCTTCGTAGGCAGTGAATGAAACATCTAGAGTATTAGCTTGATTGGTGCTATAGGGTTTTATTTCAACAGACTCTAAATTACGCAAACTATTAAAATGTAATACCATATCATCTACATTCTGCTCTAATAGTTTTGGACTAGCCAGCATCAATACTGAAAATGGTTTGTTTAGTAAAACCATATTCTTCCATACTCTATGATAGTCCTCTCGTGCACTGAAATCAAAACTAACAGAAGTATAAACTTTTGGATCTGTAGTTATCTCATTTAACGCAGATAGGTTTGTAATTAAATTTATATTTTCAATTCCATATGCCTGAAGAACATGAATCAATGAGTACCAATATTCTTTAGGAAGAATGCCCATTTCACCACCATACAAATCAACCATATCGATTTTAGTTTGAGAACAAACTTCAGATAGCATTTCACTCAAACGAGTTAGTGGTAATAACTTTGTATCTGAAAGTTGAGTTTCAGTTAGGTAGCAAAACTCGCACCTAAAGTTACAATAGTACCAAGGATTAATGGATAGAATCATAGTCTGCCCAATAATGATAACTGCCTACAATTCTTGGCACTTTAATTTTTTGCTTGGTAACTCTATGTTCGAAATTTTCAGTGTGATTTATTATCAGTATATCATATTGTTTTGGGTAAAGAGTTTCAACCTCTGTTGATCCCAGTTTTCTAAATTCAATAGCACCACCAGTTTCTTCATCTATGTCTGTATAGTATAGTAAGATTCCTAAGTTTACTTTATGTGGTTCAAAGTCATTATGCCAGTCATAGACATTATCATCCATACCCTTCACTAAATCAACATAATCTGCTTTACAAGTTTTTAGATATGTTGTCGCTAATAGTAACTGAGTTTGATATAGTTTCATTTCTAGTTCAGGTGTTCTGACAGCCATCTGTAGTGATATTGTTCCCTGAAGGCTCCACTGAACTTCATTGATGTCGATGAATTTAAACATTTCTTCATCTCGTATTTTATGGTATCCTTTAGTTAATAGATTCGTTTTCATATGGTGTTACTTCTAATTGTAGATTATTTGATTTAATTATATCTGGCGCAAGAGTTTTCATTTTCTTGCAGTGCGTTTCAACTAGATTATGTTCTTTTAAATCTTTAATAGTTTTCTTACATCCATTGCATATCTGAAACATTGGGCAAGTGAAACAACTCTGTTTTAAACTTTGCAGTTCAGGTTGGAAGCGAAGTGGGAATATTTTTTCACCAGCCATTTCCTTCTTGAATTCTACCTCATATTGTCTGTCATCGCCAAATGCACCGCAAGAATAATAGTCACCAGATGGTTGCAAAGTTCTAATACCTGCATCACACTCTCTGTTTTGCGGACAGGTTGTGCCCTCACCACGAAGTCGTTTGACCATCTGTTTGGTATTATATTCCCAATCAGTCAATCCTCGTTTCCATATTTCTATGTATATCTCGTAAATGTCAGCAAGGAGATATGGCTTACCTTGATGACCCATAGTTATACCTTTAAACTTAACTGGTGGACCAGATGAGAATGCATAGTTTAATTTACACTCAACACCCATTCGTTTAGCCAACTCTACATTCTTTATTGCATCGTGTTCGTTTTCTTCTGTGATGACTGCAATAAAGTCTGGTCTATAACCACAGTGTTCTAACATTGCATCAGAAACTTGCCAAAAATCTTCTTCTGTGAACTCAGATAAGTCACCCTTCAATCTGCCACCACCATATTGAAAGGATGTTGTAACTCCCATTCTTGGGTGATTGAATAACTCTTTCCACTTGTTTGGATTTTTATAGAATGGATAAAGGTTGCTTGTAAATGATATAGTGGCATGTGAACCAATTTTATCTAAGTGCTCAATAATCTTCCAGTAGTATTCTGGTTGCATCATTAGTGGATCACCACCATTAACAATGATCGTATTCGTTTCTGGAAATCGTTTTAAGAAATCCCAAATGTATTGATGATCTAACTCTGCAGTTTTATCTTCAGTGATATGAGTGCTTGAACAGAATGTGCATTTAAAGTTACACTTCTCTGTTGGTTTAATTATTAGATCCATATGGCTCTTTGTTAATATAATACTTGGTTACCCAGTCTTCAATTAGAAAACCATCATAGTCTAGATAATCTGTTTGTTTTTTACTTTCTACCAAAAGATCTAATTGTTCTTTTATTTTAGCAAACCAAAGTGTTTTAGAAATTTCTGAATATATTTCTTTCATCTGTTCGCTTGCTTTTCTATCTTTAGATAAATTTGGACCAAGAACTTTTTGTGCCCAATTCATAAAGAACATTTCTTTCCATTCTTCTTTTGTAAAAGAATATGAGGCAACAGCTATTTCCTGTGCAGATCTATAATTTGCAATAAGATTGCGTGAACCCTTATCCTCTCGCATATCATTTTCTGGTGTAAACATATATGCTGTTTTTATTTTATGTAATGCTCTATAAAATGGTTTTGCTGCTTCAGTTGCAGGAAGAACAGTAAATACATATCTGTTCCAATCCCAAGTTTTAGAATACTCAGTAAGATCCATTTCTTCATAAAAATCATTTAAAGTGGATCCAGGCAATCCAAGGATCAATTCAAATCGTGGTTCAACATTATACTTCTCTCTAAGTTTTAATGCTAAGTTTAATATATCCTGTAATGGGACATCAGTTCTTTTAATATTATCTGTTACTTCTTTAGTAATTCCCTGAATAGGAACTGGAAACCATTTCATCAAACCAGATTCGAATCCAATTTCTAAAACTTTTTCTTTTTTATCTAGTTTAGTTTTTGCTATTCCGTAAATATAAGTTGACTGCGGAAAGCCATATTGTTTTTTATTATCTGCTAATTTTTGTATGATATCAACATCTCTTTTTAATATTCCAAAATTAGCATCTGCTAAATCTATATCAGATATTTTTAACATAGAACATAAATCTATTTCATCAAATACATTTTGTAAAGGTTTTTGAGTTATTTTTGTTCCAATTCCACCACCCCATTCACAATAGGTGCATGAGTATGGACAACCTCTAGTTGTTTCTAAAGTTACTACTGATGGAAGATTTTTATGTCTGGCGATGCCAGCAACCTGAGAAAGATACTGAACATTTTTTACTAGAGAAGATTCTTTTGGAAATTGTTTATTTGGATTAGTATAAGAAGATCCAGTCAGTTTGTTAATTAACTCAACCATAAAAGGCTCTCCCGCAGATAATGGATCGCAGGAGTAATCAACAAAATTATTATCTGTTTGTTGTGGACCGCCACGAACTGTGATAATATTTGAGTTTATTGATTTAATTTTTTTAAGAACATCTGAACACAACCTTTCATTCCACACATATGAACTGACACAAACCATATCTGGTTGTTTTGATAATATTTCCTCGACTAGTTCTTCTATAGTTGAATATGGATCCCAATCTATAATTGGTTCTATCCATTCTTCATTCGGGCAGGATGAACTAATCTCCATCCATGCCACATCGGCATAGATTGCTTTGAAAGAAATTGGGGGGTTAAGCCAGTAGATTCGCATTTCTTATCCAATAATTATCAATTCGAGTAAACCCTCGAGACATCATTACCTTTCTTCTATATGGACTATGTGGAATCTTTTTTTGATTCATTGATAAATGACACCACTCTAAGAAACTTCCACTGGGGCATATAATTGTTTTATGTCCAAATAGTTTAATAATATCATCCCATACTTCAGCGATAATCTTATTCGTTTCTTGTTCTCCATATTTACTCATGTAACCATAATACTTAACAACTCCAACAATAACTTCTGATTCGTATGGGTATATTAATGCTTGACCGTAATCTAACTTATCAGGAGAACATTTTAGTTGTTGATCTTTCTTTGACTCAAGAGAATCATCAAGGACATCATTATACTTATCGGTTGTTGACCAAACTAAAAAATAGCCTTGTTCAGCGCATATCCTTGGAACACATGGATGTTCCACTGGAATATCGTCTAGATATATGCTGATGTTATCTGGTACATTAACTTGTAACGGATTCGCTGGATACTCGTACTCGTACATTGTCGATGTATCGGTGCGTAATTTTGTAGACACACTCATCAAGTTCTTCCCTAAATTTATAATCATGCTGCATGAAACAACTGAGCGTACATCTATCTAGATATTCACAACTAACGCAGTCGTACTTTTCTAAGAATTTATTCTCAATAGCTGAGTTGTCAGCCTTTTCAATTTTAGAAGAATAAAATTGTATAACTTTTTCGTCTTGAACTAAGTTACCACAGTTACACATAGTTCCATCTGCAAGAACTAACTTGCTAGTACGACATGAAGCATAGTTCTTTTTATTGTTTATCCAATCTGCGACTGGATGCACTTTGGGGTATTTGTCTATTAAATGCTGAAACACTTGTCGTAATTGTTCGTCAGTGGGTGCTTGAATATCAGCAGACTCATCTGGCATATAGTAATCAAAGTAAATATAGTAACCTTTGTTGTATAACTCTTTGAAGTAAGGATCTTTATCTTTTAAAATATACTCAATGTTCGGAGAGTTCAATAACATACTGATACAAGTAATTCGTTTGCCAAAATGGTTCATATTGGCTTTGAACGAAATGAAATCGTTTATGTTAAATCTTCCACGAGGATCATAAGATGTTACCAACTGTGCGTTCAAACCTATTGTTAAAGAATAGTTCATTAAGTCTTCAATCAAACTAATCTTATTAGTAACAAGGTTAGTTACCCAGTTTACCTTTACTTGTTTGTTATACTTCTTTGCTAATTCTTTTATACCCCAAGATAAATCTTTATACTGCTGGAGCATCTGCTCATCGAATATCTCTGCAGCAAATACTTCTCCACCCATCGCATTGAATACGACAGAATCTTTAGTTTCTGTTTGTAGGAATTTCTCGATAGGATCGAGTTTCTGAATGATTGTATCTAAGCCAACTCTGTTCTCGTGGTCTTGCCAGCAGAATGAGCAACGAAGATTACAATATTCAAATAGATGAAGCGTGTACTCTTGTTCAGGGTCACGCTTCTTTTCTAAGATCAAATCACGCATAATAAGAGTTCCGTTTATAGAAGTCGAAATTTTTCCAATTCTTCTAAATTATTATTTTTCTTTAAACTGATAAAGTGTTGGATTAGTGGATAGTTTACATTTTGAAAATCGAATCTTGGAACCAAGCAAGTATCAAATGGATGATCAACAACATACTCTAACATTCCATCTAGTTCAGTTTGAGTTAAGTGACCCTTTGGAATATAGTAAGCCCATGTAGATCCTACTTCAAACAGTGAAGTATCTATTTCCATACCTTCAACATTTTTATAAATGTATAAAATTGTATTGACTAAACCTTCAATTTGATTTTTGGACAATCCCTTTAAATTACAAATTCCATACTGATTATGACTTCTTTGCCAAATTTCTGGATCTGAGTAATATTTAAAATATTCAATATTTTCTAATGGGTCGATCTTAGTGATATCAACTAGCGAAGGATCGATACCTAACTGAGATAGCATATTGTGGTTTTCAATGTTTAATAAAACCATTTGTCTGTTATCTGTAAAACATTCTTTAAAGAATCTTTCGGTAAACATATATGCTGTATCTAATAACTCTTGTCTATAAGCAATAGATTCAGAGAAATAATCAGCTAGTAAAAATTCATAAGATAATTTAATGCCAGAGTTATCAATATCTGCTCTATCTTGATCTGATACTAGATCAGCAGAAGATTCCCACGCTTCTTCAACTTCGCCAATACCATCCCATAATTGAGACAAGTATAAAGAATAAACAGAAGATAATTGAGTATTGCTTACGATTCTTTGATTATATACTGTATAGTTTGTAAGTTTTGTAAAACTTTCCAAATCTAAATTAGGAAGGATAGTTCTAAACCAAACCGCCATAATTGTTTTATATGCTTCTACATCGCAGTAAATAATAATTTTTCTGTTAGTATTGGCTTGGTGGGCTTTTAATTTCAAAAAGAAATCTTTGAATGAACCTTCAGCTAATGTTTCCGTCCAAGAAGTGCCATGGGAGATTAACTCTCCAGCCGATACTTTATCTAATGCTTCTAACATTTTGAAGCCATTCTTTTCAGAAATAACTACTCTATCAAACTCAAGTTCGATATTATTATCAAATTCTAGATATACTTTATTAAACAGATGTAACATCTGATACTCCTTGATTTTCTTTTTGTGCCCATCCCTGTGCTATACCATAGGTTAAAATGAACAGTGGGTTATTTGGGGTCGCCCAATAAGCATACATATTTTTGCCTTTGAACATATATTCTTCAAAATAATTTTTATAAAATTTCATCGTTGATGGTTCAAGATCAAGATAGAAATCGTAAAAATCTTCACGCTTCAATAACGAAACAAAATTCACACCACTAAGATCATTAGTCTCATCTATTGGGAACTGTCTCACAAAACTTTTAAATTCTTCTGCATTTATGATATACATATTGTATAGAGTTAAACTATTCAACTTTGAAATCCATAACTCTATGATTTGTTTATTAGACTCAATAAAAGTTTCATATCGTTTTTGCTCAGCCAACCCTTTATACTCAAGAAGAAGTTGAACGACGCAAGACTCTAGTTCTGGGATGTTACAAATCATTTGGAAGTTCAAATACTCTTTGAGCAGTTCTTCTTCCTCTTCTTTGTAGGTGAACACGATATCGCATGGTATATCCAAGTTCGAAAGATAGGTTAGTAGTTTCTGACCTTTGATAGTACTATTTGTATAGTCGATGATATAGGTTATTGTCTTATCTGTAAAGTATTTTTTCAAATCTTCAATTGAGATAGGCGCAATAGTTTTCACTTGATTCATTATCTTCTTCCTCTAGAACTGTGGCATGATGAGTGGCAACTAGCGTGACATACATCAGTTTGAAAAACTGGAATATCTTCATCTCTAGCATGTTCATATCTTTCACGAAGTCTAGAAAAGAATATTTCCAACCAATAAGCACTAACAGTTTGACCAGCATTAATACCTTCTTGCGGCACATAACCACTTGGATATCTACTTTCTAAGTTGGTCGTAAAGTCTGGACGCAAATGTGCTTTTTTAGTTTCATCAAATATAATTCCTGGAGATCCTCGTGAACCAGTATTACCACCATCACCAGTTACATTAAGTTTTGCTTGAATTTTTCTAATTCTTAAATATTTTCTTGTATGTTCCAGAAGGATAGAGTAGATAGGATTTGCTGTAATATTATTACCAGCGATACCAAGATCTGCTCCAGTTACTGTAGTAGCGATACCACCTGTTTCACCTCCAAAAACACTACTTTGAGCAAACTCCCCAAATGGATATGTATTGCTACCCCAAGCAATATCTCCGTTTGCGTAGTTGGTAACCCAATCGTGGTATCGATCAACAATGTCTTGTGGAACTATTGTTTCTGAATCTACATCTAATGATGCCATATTAGTTTCCTTGAGTTAGCCAGATCGTTTTTGATCTGCCAGCTAGTTGTTTCATTAAACTTTTTGGAGCACCGCATATATCATCCTGCCACTCTAGTTGATGACAGTCGCCACCACAGTATTGAAATACCTCACAAGAATAGCATAGAGGATTGCGACTTCTCTCGCAAGCGATGTTCTCAAGTCTTATAGGACTATTTATAAGATCCGTGATGGGTTGGTCGATATGTCCAAAGTGTTGTTCAGGGGCTGAATTTGGACATCCTGCAATAGTTCCATCAGCATTTATGGTAAAGAGTTTCTCCTCACAATCTCGACAGAATGTTCCACCCTTAGTAAATCCCGTCTCAAACTTATTGTAGATGGTTTCTAAGAAGTCGTTATCGAACCACTCTCTGGCTCCATACTGCTCAGACTGTTCATGCATACGCAAGAACCACTTATCCTGATCTATATTCTTTGGGAATATCTCTGGATGTAGATTAGCGTTTCCGTTTCCAGTTAGTCGTTCAAACGATACTTCTTGAACTCCAAGAACTTTAATCCAGCTGAGTAGATGGATAGGTTCGATATCAACTGTGTCTTGGGTAACACTAATAAACAACCTGACAGTTACTCTTTCTTTTAATAGCGTCTTAACATTATGTAACCAAAGGTCAGATTGTCTAGTGTTTGCAAATCTAATCTTTGGATCCCAGCTAGTGCCAATCCTGTTTCCCAGTTCATTCTTTATAAACTGGATATGTTCTTCATCCATCTTAAAGACTAGATTAGAAGTCGCACCCCATGTCATATGATCCCAAAGACCATTACACTCATTATAAACTTGTTTCATCTGTTCAACAGGAACAAGGAATGGTTCTCCTCCGTGAAATTCTAAATGAAGGCTATCTTCATTTGTTGAATGCTCAGAGAATCTACGAATCCAGTCTGAAACTTTTTCTGGATTCCAATATATTTTGGCTCCACTGGTTCCGCTAGTAAAACAGTGTTTGCAATTTAGATTACAGGTTTCTGTAGTCTTTAGATAGAACATGTAATTCATCAATAACCTACACTCAAAGCCATAGTTCCAGCTTTACTAAATACTCTATGTATGTGATTTCTAGGGATCACAATACCCTGTTTAGTCTTTAATGTTACTGTTTTGTTTCTTAGTTGAACGATTTTAGATCCTTTTAGGACATACAAGTAAACATTAACATTATCACGATGCCACTTGAAACTAACACCAGTTTCTTGGGTAACGAAAAGGTGTATATTTTTAGGATGATATTTCTTGAACTTTCGAGCAATAGAATTTATAGATTCGATTCCCTCTACCTTTATGGTTGAGAAAGATTTATATGAGTTTGTCCACTCTCCATAGGTCATTTTATCACGAATAAATATGTCTAGAGAGTTTCGTATTCCAACGATCTCATTACTTTCGTACCTCTGGAATGATAGTAGTTCTTTTAAAAGGGATGAATAATTCATTTTATATTTATGGGCACTACTAAATAATAAATAACATTAGGCTACTAGCATAGGGACTGATCTTAAATGGCAGCAATAACAACACGAATTACCTCTGGTACTGGAGCGACAGTAAAAGGCGCACCCTTATCAAGTACGGAAATTGATAACAATTTTATTAATTTAAATGCCGATCTGGTGCTTAAATCTACTATTGCGTCTCCAACTTTTACTGGAGTTCCAGCTGCACCGACTGCAACCATTGATACGAATACAACTCAGCTGGCGACAACTGCTTTCGTAGTAGGTCAAGGATACCTTAAATCTGGTGTTGCGGCAAGCACATATCTTACAACTGCAACTGCTGGTGGATTATATCTAACTATTGCATCTCCAACTTCTACTGGCACTTTTGGACACACTGGAACACTAAATGTTACAGGCGACATTAATGCAACTGGTGACATTACAACTTCTTATAGTTCTGATAGAAACCTAAAGACTAATATTGAAACAATTAAAGACGCTTTGCAAAAAGTAAAGCTGATGTCAGGATACACTTTCAATTGGAATGAATTATCAGGTAAACCAACTACAAGAAAAGAAGCAGGTGTTCTTGCGCAAGAAGCAGAACTAGCGTTACCTGAAGCTGTTGCAACTAGAGATAATGGTTACAAAGCTGTTTACTACGATCAATTATCTGCTTTGCTTATTGAAGCAATTAAAGAGTTGTCAGTTAAAGTTGAAACATTAGAGAGTAAAATAAATGGCATTTAAACTAGGCTCAACTGCTGTAATCGGCACAACTTCTGCCGTATATACTCCACCACCTGCTGCAGCAAATGGATTATTTTCTGATGGTACAAATACCTTCTGGTCATATCCTGGAACTGCTTTAGTTACAATTGGTGCGACATATTTAACTAGAACAATTATGACTCATGGCTTTATGGCTGGTGGGTATAAAGGTTCTAATCCATGGCGTTCTGTTAATAAAACTTGGCACGCAAACGATATCACCTACTACTGTGGTGAACAATTAGATCGTCCAGTTGCATACACTGATGGTGTATGGAGCGATTACAACGGATATATTTTTGGTGGTACTAGTGAATTCGCAGGTACATCAACTCATACTTCAAGTGTTAACTTACATAATGGTATTGGCAGAACTCGTGGTCGTGATGTTTTTGGTACTAATACTAGCACACCATATGGTTATGGTGGTAATGATGCTCCAGGTGCTGCAGGATCTTCAACAGCTGGTCAAGATAATCCAGCTTCAGGTACTGGTGTAAATACTGGTGTTCCTTATGGTACATATGCTGGTTTGCCTGCCGATCCAGATTCAGCAACTAATAGTGTAAGAGGAACTAATGGTCTTGGTGGTTGGGAAATGAGTGTCGGTAGAGACGCTTCTGCTGGTGGTGTTGATCAAGTGGGTCAACATGGATATGTAACTGGTGGTGGATCTTCAGTAACTAATAGATTACACTTTGGTACTGAGGTTATGTATATTGGTGCAGATTCTGGCGCAAGTGCAAACCACGGATCAGCTGGTCATGGAGAATTAGCAATATATTGTATTATTGGTGGATCTAGAAGAAAAATGACATTCTCTAGTCAAACTTGGGCTGCTTATACTTCTGGTCACACAGACGGAATTTGTAAAATTCTTAGCGCAAAACAAGGACATCTGTATGGTGGAACTGGGGCTAATGTGACTTCAGGTCAATACAAATTTACAATCTCCAGCGAAACATCTGCATCAATGACTAATAAACTTCGTGCTATGGGAGAAGAAAATTTCCAGATGGGACAGAACTGGGGTTATTGTTTGGGTAACTATGACGACCAACAAAATAATCATACAGTAAAATATACTTACTCAAACGATGCTCAGCTTGTTCTTGGAAGTGCAGCAAGACCAAAAGGTCATACTGGACAATCTTCTGCTGCAGCGTTTTCAGCAGCTGCATCAATAACAGCAACATACTACGCAGGATCGTAAAATGGCATTTTATCTTGGATCAACAAAAGTTTTAGCCAGTGATAATACTGGAGTATTTCCAATACCGCAATCCAATGGATACGATAGAGGCACTTCGATATACAATAATGGAACAAGTGCATACTTTGCGTATCCTGGAAATCCAAATGAAACAATTGGTGGCACTTTTGAAACTAGAAGTATTCTAACTCATGGATTTGTTTGTGGTGGGTATAAAAACTCCAATCCATGGAGAACTGTTCATAAGTGTTGGCACGCAACTGATATAACTTTTAGTTGCGGTGAACAATTATCTGCATCCATGGCATATGGTGACGCATGTTTTTCTGACTATAACGGATATATTTTTGGTATTGGTGGACAAGGTTCATACGCACAGACTGGTTCTATTAATCTTCATACAGGTCAAGCAAGAAATAGATTATCTAATTTAAATGCTGGTGATGGTGGTAGTCCAGGTTTATTTGGTTCAGCTTCGATGCCTTATGGATATGGCGGTAACGATGCCAATGCTGCTTCAGGTGCAGGATCAGCTGGTCAAGACGATCCAGCAAGACAAAGTATTACCTATGGTACTTCAGCAGCAAATACAACGGACACAGACATTTATATAGCTTCTGGTGTTGGTGGTTGGGCTATGAATGTACAACGAGATGGTTGTGGTGCTGGAACAAATCAAACAGGACAAGAAGGATACATTACTGGTGGAGGATCTACAGTAACTAATAGATTACACTTTGGTACTGAAATTATGTATACTACTACAGATTCTGGTATGTCTGGTAACTATGGATCTGCTGCTCATGGTCAATATGACGCATTTTTTAACTGCGGTGGAACTAAAAAATATATAACATACTCTAATCAAACATGGTATGCATATACTAGCACTCAATCAACTGATGGTCATGGTAAATGGTTGTCGACTAAAAAAGGTTGGCACTATCAGGGACAAGGTGGTAATACTTCATCAAGATACTTCACTAAATTTAGTGAATCAACTAGAGCAGATATATCTACAACTTTAGATCGTGGATTTAATGCTGGTGAAGAAAATCATCATATGGGTCAAGATAAGGGTTATTGTCTTGGCGAGTATGACGGACAACAAAATAATAAATCTTGGTATATAACATATTCTAACGATACAATAACTTTATTGGGTTCTGCGGGTAGACCAAAAGGTCACTATGGTATGTCTTCAGCTGGTAGCGTTTCAGCAGCTGCTTCTGTAACTTCTTCGAGAGCGGTGTAACTATGGCATTTAAAATCGGATCTACAAATTTTATTGGTGGAACCAATCCAGTTCTTCCGTTACCATCAGCTACTGCTCGTGGTGCTCAGTTAATGACAAATGGAACATTTGGGTTCTGGTCATATCCTGGAGAAACAGTTGGAGGTACTATTGGCTCAACTTTTGAAACTAGAACAATTATGACTCATGGCTTTATGGCTGGTGGATACAAGGGTGGTAATCCTTGGAGATCAGTTAATAAAACTTGGCACTCAACAGACATTACAGTTTACTGTGGTGAACAACTGCAGTATGCTTGTGCATACCAAGAAGGATATTTTTCAGATTATAACGGATATGTAACTGGCGCACAAGGCGGTTCAGACGGATCAGAAGATGGCACCACTGGTCCACAAGGTGAAACTTCAAACAGAACAGTTAGTATAAATTTACACAATGGAATGGGAAGATCACGAGATAGAGATGTTCGTGACTCTTACTCTACATTTGGATTCGGTTCAGGTCAAAACGAATCTGGTTCTGCAGTTTCTCAAGGAACTGGCGACGCATCTGTTGGTAACTTAGGTGGTTGGAACGGATCAATCAGAAGAAACTTCTGTGCTGCATCAACAAATCAAACAGGTCAAGTTGGATATGTAGCTGGAGGAAATTTGCCTTCAGGTGTTACTAACACTACAGATAAAATGCATTTTGGTACTGAAATTATGTACTCAACTACAGCGTCTCCTGCTGGTGGATCTTCTGCTGGTTGCAGTGGTGAAACCAGAGCATATTGGTCTTTTGGTGGAACAAAAAGATATATGACATACTCTAATGATACATTTGCATCGTGGACAACAGCAGGATCTGCCGATGGTTGGGGTAAAATACTTTGTACTAAAAAAGGATTCCACTATGTTTCAGTTGGAACTTCTTCAACACAGGCTAACCAAATTAAATTCAACGATTCAAATGGAACAGACATTGGTTCTTCATACGCTAAGGTTAGAGGGTATGCAGAAGAAAACTGCCAGATGGGTCAAGAATGGGGTTATGTGATTGGACATCACGATGGACAACAAACTAATCATACGATTAAATATCTATACTCCAATGATGCGCAGTATTCAATGGGTTCTGCTACTAGACCAAAGGGTCACTTTGGAACATCTTCAGGTGTTTGTTGGTCAGCAGCATCATCAGTCACTCAGCTACAGAAAACATAAATAGATTATCAAGAGGATAAAGAAATGAAATACTTTTTAATTAGAACAGGTTATTTGGAACAAAATATTGTGGCACAAGGTGGTGGCGATCCAAATATGGAAGCTACAGAAAAATTTCACCTTCATGATGTTTCTTGTTTTGAAATGTCAGATACATTATTCAATACACTAAGACCAGGATGGGATTGTCGTATTGTAGAAATCCCATATGAACAGGCTCATTGGGGTAGTTTATTTTTCTCAGAAATTAGAACAGTTGGTAAAATTACTGAACCAGCAAAAGGTATCTGGACACAACCAGCAAAGATTCCAATTGACATCACTGACGAATTGATTGGATATATTGTTGCGTTTATGAAAGCTGTTGCTATCGAAATCATCAATCAAGAATTTGATCGTCGTTTTAAAGAGTTTATGGGTGTTTCATTGGTTGAAAAAGAATCTTGGGAGATTCAGAAACACGAAGCAAGAGAGTGGTTGGCTGATCAAATAAATAGTCATACTCCATTTTTAGATTATCTTGCGCAAGAACAAGAAATTGATAAGACTGTGTTAGCGAATAAAATCCTAACTAAAGCAGAACAATATGCTGACAGTCTTTCTGATATGTTGGTGGTGTATAAGAAACTTGTTAAAGAGTTTAAAGCACCAACAACTGTATGGGATCTGAATATTTTGTATGAAAAATATTTGGGTGTTTTTATGCCTGATACGCAGGCAGTGCAAATTCCTGGATGGACAGTATCAGAAACTGATCCTACCAGAACTACTGAGGTGAAGATACATGAATACAACTTCTGATTTGATTGATACAAATAACATTGTGTCAAGTGATGTGCTACAGATTAATGTCGCTCAAGATTTTAAAGACAGATATTCTTTTAAAGATTATGATTTAGATATTATCAAATCATCTATTCACGCTAACATGGGTATGACTGAATACCAATGTCAGCAATTTGTTACAAACTCGCAGTTGACTCCATATAAAATGGTTCGTCAAGCATTGCTAGAAATTGAAACTCGTTACCATGCGTATTCTGAGATTCGTAACAGTCTCCGTAAATGCCAAATTCATCGCAAAATGATGGCAAGAACGATCGAAAATACTCCAGATGAGTTAGAGAAAGAGTTGCTTCAAATCGATTTAGAAAAACTAGACTATGATATTACAATCTATCAAAGAAAGTTTGCTCAGTCTGAAAGCGAGATGAAAGCGTTTATTGATGTTGTAAAGAAATATGCTAAAACTGAAGAAGAGTTAGCACCATATCTTGAACTCAACGAAGAAGAAGAAAAGAAGTACTGGGTTGCTCGTATGGGCAAACAAGCTGCTCTTGATATTCTTGCTTTTGGTCGAATTGGTTCTGGTAATATGGACTCCATCGCTATGATGCCTTCTGAAGATCAACTAAATACTTTACAGTTAGCTGTTCAATATTCTGGTTTGATTAATGCTGGTTTGCATAAAGTTTCTTTAGGTGTGCAAGAGCAAGTGGATCAATATTTGGAAGCAAATAATACTACAATTCCTCAACTATTAGATAATGTATACAATGCGAAATCCCTCGAAAGTCTTCAGCTTACCGCTAAACCCAAAGTTGACGGAGAAACAATTTAACGAATTTATTTCGTTTGTTGTTCGCTACAAAGACTACATCTCCGACATTTACTTCACTTCACGCATAGCTCCTTTTGATCAGGATGCTATGGGTGATGTGTTTGTTATACATGACGCTGATGCTAAGTATTCTATTGACGCTGCTTTACATATTCAGCGATTAACTAAGATACCAGTATCAGCGACATTTAACAATGTCACAGTTCCCCCTACTCAACGAAACCTAGACAAGTTCATTAAGAACTTTCGCCCTCTTTACGAGGCAGGTGTTCGTTCAGCTACAATTCCTCACACTCATTGGGTGGCGACAGGAAAGATTCAAGCTGAATTTCCAGAACTCTTTATCAAGAATACTATTCTTCGAGAAGTCACACAGGCTAACGAAGTTGTAGGATTAGCTAAAGCTGGATTTCACTATATCAATTTGGATCGAGATTTGATGAGAGATAGAGATAGTCTTCTAAAAATTATGAAGGCTAAAAAACACTGCGAAGATATTGGACTTCCAGTTAAGATCTCGCTTCTAGCGAATGAAGGGTGTGCTGGTGGTTGTCCAGTTATGACTGAACACTACGAGTATAACTGTAATCGAACTAAAGAAGATCCGCAGTATTTCAACTCACCAATTGCTAGAGTTTCTTGCCAGAAATGGGACTATGAAGATTCAGCAATCATGTTAAAGACTGCTAATTTCACTCCATGGAAAGAAGATTGGGATGAACTGCTAGACTTGGGTATCGATACAATTAAGATGCATGGTCGTGAGTCTGCAACAAGATTGTACGAGTCTATGGATATTATCTCTAAGTATGCAAACAATGAAGAGATTTTATTTGCTGGGTTTGAAGAGTATCTTGAGGATAATAATCTAGTAGAAAAACCAATCAATGCATGGCGCAAGATTATTAAGAACTGTAAGTTTGACTGTTGGGACTGTAACTTCTGCGATAAGGTTTATGAATCTAAGGGTGGTCAGAAATTATCCACTAAAGTAACTAAAGCAGTAGAGGTCTTAGCATATCATGACAATCCTACAATTGAAGACTTTGGGATTCCTGGACTAACTTCTTCAAGGATGCAGAAGTTGATTAAATCCATTGCCTCTAATTCAAATAAATATCTTGAAGTGGGAAGTTTCTTGGGATCGACTGGAGTTGCAGCACTTTCTTCTAACACTTTGAAAGAAGCTCACTTTGTGGATCACTGGAAAGAGGATATACAACCTCAAGTTGGTGATGAACTTCCTAAGACAAATAAAGAAACATTTATAGAAAATGTCCGTAAGTATAAAGGCTCTACTGCTTGTAAAGTATATGATACGGATATGTATGCGACTGACCTTACAAATATAAAAGATATTGATTTCTTCTTTTATGATGGTCCACATGATGAAATAAACACCCGAAAGGCTGTCGAATACTTTGCCGAAACTCTAGCAGATGAGGCTATAATTATATTCGATGACGCAAACTGGGAGGGTGTAGTTTCTGGAGCAAAAGCTGGTTTAGCCAAAGCCAAGCTGAATGTATTATTTGAGAAGATCTGGATTAATTCAGTCGAGTCTAAAGACGAATGGTGGAATGGATTCTTCTTAGTAGTAGTTAAGAAGTAGTTCTCATAAGAAACCCAACATGGTTATTATCCATCATTTATGAGGTTTAGACAACTCTAAAATACTTGCAGTCTCCAGAATTATAAATAACATATAAAGCTGGAGACTTCTAATGGCGACAATAACGAACTTAGTGATTGATCAAGGTACTACCTTCAGTAGTATCATTACGCTCACTAATCAAGACGGAACAGCTATGAATCTGACTGGTTACACAGTCGCATCCCAATTCCGTAAGTCATATCAATCTTCAACATTTACGAATTTTACTGCATCTATATACGATGCCACTGCAGGAAAAGTTAGATTACAACTTAGTCCTGCTGCTTCAAGTGATGTTAAAGCAGGTAGATACCTGTACGACATCGAATTGACCTCTCCTACAAACGAGAAATCTCGTGCCTTAGAAGGTCTTGTTATAATCACACCTGAAATTACAAGAAGTTAAACATGAGTGACATAACAGCAACAGTTCTAACCAACGAACTCATTACTACACAGGTAGATACTATAGGTAACCCTATTGTTTCTGCTGTAGGTATACAAGGTGCGTCAGCCTCTAGTTCATCAATCTCTGGTTTAGGAGATGTAGACGCATATTTGCCAAGTAATGGTTCTGTATTAGTATATAAAACAATCACCTCAAAATGGACTGCCACAACTACATTAGATGCGCAGAATATGGAAGGTGGAGAATTTTAACGGAGAAATAAAAGATGGCATCTATTATTCGCATTAAGCGTTCATCAGTTAGCGGAAACCCTAGTACGCTTGGTGCTGGTGAATTAGCCTACTCAGCATTAACCGACAACGGATCAAATGGTGGTGATCGTCTATACATTGGTATAGGTTCAGAAACCAGCGGTAACGCTGCAAATCACTATGTTATCGGTGGTAAATATTTCACCGATATGTTGGATCATACTCCAGGCACGCTAACTGCGTCATCTGGGATTATTGTTGATTCTAACAGTAAAATTAATAATCTTAATGTTGGTAACTTAACTCTTACTGGTAGTACTAATACTATCAGTTCTACAGATACCAACGGTAATATCGTTCTTACACCAAATGGTACTGGTAAAACAGTTCTTAACAATCCATACATTAATGGTACAACAGACACTCTTGCTGAGTATATTTACGATACAGTTGGTGGTGCAGTAACTGGTACTGCTGGACAAATTCTTGTCACCAACTCTGATGTTGGTAATTCTTCTACTATTTCTTTAATAGATACAGCAGTAACTGCAGGTTCATACGGATCTTCTACTGCGATTCCAACATTTACTGTTGACTCCAAGGGTCGTTTAACTGC